ACTCTTGCTCCTTAATTAATGTTGCTAGCTAATTATAGGCAGGCTATACTAACATTTCAACGTTTTTTTATTAAAGGTTTAAAAAATGTCAAAATACATTAAAACAATTCCTACTTCTGAAGCCCAATTAGAAAAGGCTACGCTTCGTGTTTTACGTGCTAGCGGTGCGCTATGTTATAAATTTGCTAGTCCCGCAAAACGAGGGGTTCCAGATGATATTGTGTTGTTAAAATACGGTGAAACAGTTTTTGTCGAGTTTAAAAATCCAAATGGTCGCGGGGTGCTAAGTAAATTACAAGAAATAAACATCGAAAAAATTAATAGCCAAGGTTTTAAAGTTTTTGTTGTTGGGTCGCTAAAACAAGCTGACGATTTTATTGATTACTGTTTACTGGATAATTAAATGCTTACATATGAAATGCTAGATAAAGACCAATTAGCATTGGTAGACCGTATATACGAAGTAGACGAAACAATTGTCTACGCTACGATGGGCAGTGGTAAAACTGTTTGTTACTTAACTGCTATTAATGAATTACTAAATGAAAAAATAATTAACCGAGTGTTAGTGGTTGCACCTTTGAACCCTTGTAAGCATGTGTGGGTAACAGAACATACTAAATGGGAACATTTATTACACTTAAACGTTGGTCTTGCGATAGGTAATCCAGAACATAGAAAACGTGTTATAGAATCCGACGCCGATATTGTTGTTATTAACATAGAAAATTTGGTTTGGTTTTTAAATATCTACGGTAAAAAGCATAATTTTGACGCAATTTGCATTGATGAACTTTCAAAATTTGGTGATTCTAGCAACAAATCAGCTAAGAAAATGCGAGGGGCAGTTAAAACGTTTAAACATCGTGTTGGGTTAACTGGTACACCAGTTCACGAAGGTTTTATAAAATTATATAGTCAAGTAATGATGATTGACGGCGGCGCGCGCTTAGGAACCAATAAAGAAAAATTTTTAATGCGATACTTTTACCCTACAGATTATAATAATTACAATTGGGCATTGAAACCTGCAGCGGATGAACAGTTATTAAACAAATTGGGTACACTTATTTATCCTATGAAGGACTACACAAGTGTTTTACCTGCACTAATTGAAAATAGGGTTAATGTTACTTTATCTGACAGTGCTAAGGCTGACTATTCTTACCTTGTTAAAAATAGTGTGTTGGGCATTAGCGGGGGTAATGGTGTAGTTATAGCGGATAATGCTGCTGTTTTATCGGGTAAATTAGAACAGTTGGCTAACGGCTTTTTATACGATGATGAAGGGGTAGCACATAATTTACACCGTCATAAAAGCGAGGCGTTTAAACACTTTATAAAAAATAATTGGGATGGTGGTTCTGTTTTAATTTTTTATCAGTATCAAAATGATAAAGATACTATAGCTAAAATTTTAGCGTGTTTAAATATTGATTACAGTACAATGGACAGTAAAAATGGGATGCAAAATTTTTTAAACCGGACTGTACCAGTGTTATTATTGCACCCAAAATCGGCGGGTCATGGTTTGAATTTACATACTGGCGGTGCGCGCCAAATTTTATGCTATTCGCCAATATGGTCACACGACCAGCATAAACAATTAATCGGCCGCTTATGGCGTCGGGGGCAAACTAGTCCTGTAAATGTTACATCCTTTGTTAGTGTTAATACTATTGATGAAACAAAGTTAAACAGAGTATTAGAAAAAGCCGATTATGATAGAGCATTTAAAGAACATTTAAAAAGTTTTAATTAAGGCATAAAAAAACCAGCTTATAGGCTGGTTTTTTATTGTGTTACTGGCGGCGTTTAAACGACTTTCATGCTTTCCGCTAATGCTTTCAATTCTACAATCAATTCGTCTTGTTCACTGCTTAACTTATCCCGCATATATATATTGTATTCAATGGCCGCTATACAATCCGCTAGTCTGTCATTATCGTTTTCTTCTATGGATACGTGCATGTCCATAGTTAAGGCGTTAGGGCGCTTTTGTGGCGTCTTTAAATAGTTAGTCATATCTTAGTCCCCTTTAATGATAGTAATGTTAGCGGTCGGATAAAGTGACCTATAAAACGCCGTTATACCTTTTACCGCTTTCAATGCAACGTTGTCGCGTTTATAACGATAGCTAGCCAGTCTTTTTTCATCTTTTAATATAATGATAGTCATAATTTTTACCTTGTATTTACGGGCGCGTAAGCGCCCTATTTTAAGTTATGCGTTATTGCGTTGCTCGATAGCGGTTTCTATCTCGTTTATTATCCATTGTTCTGCCCTATATGGTGTCTCACAATCTTTATATTCAAAGCAACCATCAAGTATAACTAGTTGCTCAAAATCAATAAAACTATCTTTAAATAGGTCGTTTGCTGGCTTTTTTAAACTGTTCATACCACCGTTGCACCCGTTTAATTTTGCCGCTACATTGTGGCCTAAGGTACGAAAAAAACTAGGGTGGGCAAATGCCGCGGCCACTAGTGTTTCATTCAATGGCTCATCCGGTGTTTTCACTACTACGTTAACGAGCGTATTACTTTTAGCTTTACCATACAGATATGCTACCAAACCTACGCTGTAGCCTGCCGTTTGTAGTGTTTTTACCGCGCGTATTAATGCAACGCCGCGATTCGTCATAACTTCCGCAGCTACGCCGCCGGATGATATTATTGAACTTGCTAGCCATATCGTCCGGCTTTGTGTTGTCACCGTCTCCATGTTAATCATATACTCGTCTTCGCCGCTATAATACGCATTCATATCAGGCATGAAGCCGGCCGCGCTTAATGTCACTGTTTGCTGCGGCGCTTCGACTGTTAAACAATCTAAACCGGTAAGTTCAACCGCACCGTTTAAACGTTCCATAATTTTCTTAGGCATATCGCGGGATTGTATTAATTCAATCATTTTTTTACCTGACGCATATTCTGTCCAAGCATTGTTTGTCGTCATACAACTACTATGTTCTACGTCGTTATAGTCGCAAAATGCGTCCAAGCTTGCAAAGTGCGCCGATTTTAAAAGTCTGTCTGAATATATTGCTACATCGTGTGTTGCTGTTACTAATGACATAATTTTTATCCTGTAGTTATGGGCGCATAAGCGCCCGTTAATGGTTATATTATTGCGTCTAGCTCAACTGCTATGGATTGATAGTCTTTAGCGCTTAGCCCTTGCTTAAAAATCGTTTTAAGCATGCGTTTTTTAATGTTCGGCGCGACTAGATAGTTAAATACTGTAGCGGCCTGCAAAATTGTACGGGGCGCAATGATAGCGCCGTGTAGCTTTTTACTGACTAACAAAGCTCTAAATTTACGCGCATATTCTGCGATAACTATGCCGCCTAGATAATTTTCTAAGTTTTCATCATATCCATGTTCAATGCGCACGAACCTCGTTAGAAAAGCATCATCTAATTTCATGCGCGAATTGTATTTAGCATTTGCGCCATTGCCCGTCGTGTTACCGGTAATTATTATTTGATGTTTCTCACTACGCTGTAATGTTACGCCGTCGGGAAAAGTCATCTCGCCGTTGCTATCAAATAACGCCATTACGCTCGTTAGCGCGTTCGGACTGCTCGCATCTATCTCGTCGATACACAATAGACCATTTTCGGATTCTAACCATTTGCGAATTACTGAGGGGCTGTAACCGTCCGGCGTCTTTATGCCTAACGTCTCGAACTTGGTCATTAATGCACCCATTGAAAAAAACGGGCGGTTTAGCGCGTCTGCTATTTTGCGCGCAGTCGTTGATTTGCCGCTACCCGTTTCGCCATAAAAAAAGACGTCTATCCCAATGTTGATAAATTCAATGGCCTCATCAAACGCTGGATGAGTTATACCTACGTTATGTTCAACGGGCGCAAACTCCGGAGTTCTTACTATGAGTTCGCGGGGGGCTGGTGTGCTATGTTCTTTTATCAGTTCTATTATTCTCGTTTCATCTACGTTAACCGTTGGCGTTAATGACGCCACTAATTGAGCTAATATCTCGGCAGTGGGTGTGGGTGCTGGTGCTGGTGCTGGTGCTGGTGCTGGTGCTGGTGCTGGTGCTGGTGCTGGTGCTGGTGCTGGTGCTGGTGCTGGTGCTGGTGCGTTAACGAATTTCTCCACATCAGCGGGCGCGGGTATGGCGTTAACATGCGCGGCTAGTTGGTCGTTAGTAATCAGGCCATTAGCCTGCGCTAGTTGCATGACTTCATAGTCGGACTTTCCGACTGTTTTAATAGAGAATGCTTTTAATAGTGTAAGTTTTAAAGTCGCTATGTTCATATGTAAAAGTCCTGTGTTATTAAGTGATTAAGTCGTTTAAGCGGCGCTAGCTTATGCTAGCGCTTCTATAATGGAGTCGATAAAAGTACCGCTAGCACCACAGCAATTGCATTCACTGTCCGGTCTTATGCGCTCGATTTGCAGCTTGCTAGTGTTGAATTTAAAGCCACAATCCGAGCATTGAATTTTCAACATGCGGCCCTTCTGTTTTTTTCTACCTGACAGTGCCGCGTCCAATTTTGTGTGTGGTATTTCACCCAACACATCGACAATGGATTTTAACGTTTCTATAAGTTCGGGGCTGGCTACTGTAGCCGTTAATAGGCCGTCTAATCCGCATGCTCTAGCAAGCGTTGCAAAACGGCCTTTATGCCCGTTTTTATTATCATCGAAACTGTGGCACATCTCATGCACCAACACGTCCAAAATCCTTAAAGAATCTGAACAATGTGGGGTGATGAATATCTGATTAGTCCGTTTGTCTTCGGACGCGCGGCGCGCCCAATTCTCACCGATAGCGTTTTTACTTTTTGGGTGGCCTATCGACACCGCGATAACAGTGTCCGGTTCTACTGTTATGCTATGCTTTTCAATGGCCGGTCTAATTATTAAGGATGTGATTAAATCAGCGGATTGCGTGAGCCATTCTTCGCGGTTTATAGTCATATTATTCATAGTATTTTGTCCCGTATTTTGTCCGATTATGGGGACAGTTTTTAAAACTGTCCGCTGTTTGGTTAAAAAACGTACGATTTAGCTTATTTTGTACGGTTTTTGCCCTAACCCAGATTATAGCGCGCCTATATATAACAGTGCAACTATTTTTATATGCGTATCATAGAGATGGTTAAAAAACGTACGGAATAGGTCGTTTTTCGGGACAAACGGACAAAAAACATAGGCGGCTTTTTATTTTGTCCGCAAATTGTCCCGACGTCAAAACCAGTACCGGCGCGGGCTGCGGAGGTGCTCGGGACAAACGGACAAAAATATATGGATATATAGAAAACTTTTTAAAAAATAAATATATATATATGTGTACTAACGCCAACGCAGCGCCGGCATTTACAGCGCGGGAAAGTCTTTGCGTTTTTCGTTTTTTTTTGTCCGTTTGTCCCGCAAGTGGTAGAATAATATAGGCATACCACATAAAAACTACAGGAAACAAAATGGCAACATTATCGAGAGACGGTCTGATTTTGGGTAGACCAAGCAATCTTACACCCGCGCTAATTTCTAAAGCAGAAGACTATTTAAACGGCGCATATTTAGACGCGATTAACCCATTACCCAGCGCGCTAGGTTTAGCGTTATATTTAGGCATAGGAACACCTACATTATATGAATATGGTAAGCGGTCTATAGCTATTGCAAACATATTGACTCAGCTAAAACTATTACAGCATGAAACACTAATAGCGGGCGGGTTATCGGGTGCGTATAACGCGAGCATAGCAAAGCTCATACTAGGCAAGCATGGATACTCAGACAGAGCAGAGCAAATCATAGAACATACGACTAACAGTGACAGCATAAAGCCGGCGTTATTCGTTGGCGTTAACAGTACAGCACTATTACCTGAGCC